TGACTAAATCAAGAACTGCTTGATGAGTTGCAGCTGCGGTGTTTTCCTCCATTGCTAAAAGAAGAATTTTTTCTTCTTTGACCAGAAATGGTCGGTATTTAATTTCATTCCCTGTTGAGGGTCTTTCCATCATATAGGTGGGTGTTTCAAGTTTTGGCAAAGCCATAGTATTGTCTCCTTATCAAATCAGTTAGTTAATAATCATTCGTCTTCATCGTTTCCAGATCACGGAACCGGATCGTCCGGCGGTAGTGATCCTTTTAATATCTGATTTTGTAAAGTAGCAGTAGTTCTATCAGCTACTTCTGTTGGTTGTTTAGTTCCATATTTTCCAATATCAGACCAAAATCTAAAACTAAAAGATACAGTAAATTCGTTTATAGGAGTTCGGTTTCCCATATCTAGAGATATCGAACCAATAGTGGATGGATATACTTCCCACAATCTAAATGCTGCTGTTGGCCGGTGATCTCTGTTTAAAATAAAAATGTCCATAGTTCCGACATAATCATTATAATATCTCATGTTCCATGTTTTGTCATCATACATCAATCTCTGCCAAGACTGAAAGTATTGATGTACCTCAAAATTTTCGTCCATCAGAAATTTAGCATCAATAGCGTCAGCATAACTTATTCCTTGTACAATATTTCTGTTTGGTCCATATATGTTATTGTCTGGAATTGTTTCTAGTACATTACCGGGCAAGTCCACCGAAACTGTTCGTATCATAAGTCTTCGTCCAAACGGATATTTATCTGTTGCCAAATTTTTAGGTGGATTGATGTTCAGTTGAAATCTGTTAGATTGTGGTAAACCCCCTCTACCCAATTCACTACGAAGTGTATCAATTGTTGAAGGAACCTTGCGTCTCCGAATTTCTATTCTGTCATCAGCAGTTCCTCTAATGCCATCTGGGCCAGGACCAATTGGAACTGCAACTCTCTTTTCATCAGGTGTGTCAAACGCCGAATCAATAAGAGACTGTCTCTTTTCCTGTTCTGCCATTAGATCATTTTCCTTGAATCTGCCCAAACTGCCTTAGCAGAGGATTTTTTGAAATTATGAACAGGGAGCAATGTTGCTACAACCAATTCATCTTCCTCAATCTTGCGAAATTGTGATTTCGTATATCCAGCCAAGTATCTGTGTATCGTTGGTCTAACTAGTCTAACTCCCTTGATAGCATTGTAACTTGTCCGTAAATCAGAATCCAACATCTTATCCAATAATTTCATTCTTAGGGGTATCGGTAGATAATGAAAATTCAATCCAAGAAATCCGTCCGAATAGTTTTCTATAGGTAACACCAGTGGGAATGTGTCATAATATGGTAATTTCTTTTTGTGTTTAGGTCCATATACAAACATATTCAACGCTCCACCAAACGGTGATGCATTTTGTTTACCATCTCTGATGAGGTCTAACCGACCGGGCTGACCAAATTCCTTGATCTTCTGCCGATACCAATCTGTCGAGTATGGTTTGCCTTTTGCAGCGTCCATTACGCCCTGTATGTAATCGCTATTTGCCATATCCTTATTTATAACGAATACCCAAATCATCTTCAGTTAGTATTTTAAATTCCATGCCATTATCCAAACACCAAGAATTTGCTGACTTCCATTTGGCTTCATTGACTCCCCATGTTTTGACTTCAGAGAACCAACGTTTAGTTTTTCTTGCGGGTTTGGGGTCTGGTGGACTGCATTGTTTCTTTGGTTTAACTTCAATGATGTATTTTTTTACCTTGTTGTCATGCTGCTTGACCTTTATATAGAAGTCTGGAAAGTAACGATGCACTCGGCCATCCCAAGGCGAAATATAAGGTATAATTACCTCTTCGCTACCCCATTCAACAATAGAATCGCTTTGATCACAATATGTCATAAACTTGCGTTCCCAAAGAGAACGGTAAATAACATTGCGTGGATTGCCCCTGTATTTTTGGGGATTTTGTGGTGTGTATCGTCCTTTGTATGCCATGATGTATAAATACCTTTATAGACTATATTTAGATGGGAAACAAAACATGGGTGAGTTAGCTAAATTTATTGCGAAAAATAGTCGAGGATCAACCCAATCAACTAGTTCAACTAGGGGTCAGTCAGCAGCTCAAGTTGCAGACCAAGCGCAGAAAAATAAAAGAGCAACAGGTCAAAGTTTTGGTACAGATATGCTTGCCTACCCAATGGACACTGCTGCTTTTTCTCAAGGTCATTATGTTGTATTTCAAATCCACAGTTTAACCAATGGTAAATTCGTAAAGACAGATGCGCCTGGCGGCAAGAACAGAAGTTTTGCATTAAAGGGCACTTCTAAACGTGTTGGAACTCAAATTGCACTTTATATGCCTCCACAGGTAAGTGTTCAATATAAATCAAAATATGCTGATACATCAATTTCTTCGACAGCAGAGGATTTTGGAAGTATTGCTGGTAAAGTTGCTGCCGGTGAATTTGCAGGGGCCGGTCTTGATGCGGTAAAGGCTGCCGGGTCGGCGGGCGTGAAAGCGACAGGCGCTGTAGTTGGCGCTGGTGCAAATGCAGCTGCAGCTGGACTGAAAGAATTAGCATTTGTACAAGCTGGAAAGATTGTTACTGATAAGATGGAGTTGGTGTTTGAGGGTGTAGATAGGCGGTCTTTTACATTTGACTTTACATTTATTCCTAAGAGTCCAGAAGAAGCTAACCAAGTATTCATGATTGTAAATGCGTTTAAGATAGCAATGCTGCCAAAATACACAGATTCATTTGGAGCAGGGTTTTCTACTTTGGGTATTGGTGGAACCACGCCTGGCGTTGATGCAGGTGGTGCCGGGGATGCAGGAAGAGATAGAACACTAACTATACCAACCACTATGGACATTAAATACTTTATGCAAAAACGAGATGGAACAGCAAAAGAAAATGGATATCTGAATAAGATTTCCACTTGTTATTTGCAGGACTTGGATATTAAGTATGGTGGTGACAGATATACTGCTTATGAAGAAGATTTTCGTGGTGCCTCACCACAATCAACATCTATAACTATGACATTTAATGAAATAGAAATTATAACGAAAGAAGCAGCGTTGCAGGGATATTAAAATGTATTTTGAAACATTTCCTAAAATTCAGTACACCAATACGCTTGGTGGAGAGACTCAGAGAGTCACTAATATATTAAAAAGAATTGGTGCAACAGACGCACTCAAATCAAATTTGACTGTGTTTGAAAAACATATTGTGCGTGGCACTGAAACGCCAGAGAGCATTGCCTTTGACGTATATGGTGATGCAGAACTTCACTGGGTTATTCTGTTGGTTAATGATATATATGATCGTTATCATCAATGGCCAATGAATGTTAATCAATTCCAAACATATGTCGATGACAAATATGACGATGTAAACGCTGTGCATCATTATGAGATTTCCCAGAGTTCTGGTGATACTGATGTGACTATAAACATTGGTACAGACAACACACTATATCCATCAGCCACTGCTGTAACAAATTTTGAATATGAAGAGAAAGAACAGGATAAAAGACGAGAGATTAACATTCTTGGGCCTGGTTTTATCGAAAACTTTGTATCACAATATAAATCACTATTGGTTGTTTAGAGAACATAAATGGATACATTAACTCAAGCTGGTCAGTTTGTAATTGAGAAGGCAAGAATTTTTACTTCTACAGGTAACGAAATACCAGTGGAAGAATCAATTCTTGAAGTCAACATCTATGAAGACATATATGCGAATTCTATATATGGAGAATTGGTCGTTATGAATACTGTAGGGTTGGCGTCAGAGGGCCCTATCATTGGTCAAGAATATTTGTCAATAATTATTTCCACTCCAACTCTAGAAGACCCGAAACACAAAATAATATTTGATCAAAATCAGTTGCACATTACCAAGGTAGCTCGAAACTATGTTGGTAATGACACAGAACTATTGACGATGAGCTTTGTTACATCAGAAATCATACACAATCAAAGATCAGTGGTATCAAAAACTATGGTGGGAACATACCATGATATGGTTGAGACTTTGTTGACAAAAGATTTGAAATGTAAGAAAGACTTGTACATTGAGAAATGTAATGATACAAAACAAGTCATAACAAATAATAGAAAACCATTTGATATCATTTCACAATTTACTAAAAATGCTACTGCTCTTACACATGGTATGCCTGCATTTTTATTCTTTGAAAATTTCAAGGGATATCATTTTAGATCATTGCAGAGTTTATATGCCGAGGGTTCACGGTTTGAGTATTTTGAAACCGAAGAAAATAGTACGCCCGGTGATCCGTCCGATGTTGGTATGAGCAATCTTAAATTGAATGCAAAGGTGACAAGAGATTTAAGCACCATTAAGGATTACAAAATTTTAGGAAATCAGGACTCCGTAACTTCGCTTTCAGTTGGTGGATTGTCCTCTCGTTTGATAACTCATGACATAGTGCAGAAAAAATATACAGTCAATGACTATAACTATTTGGATGATGAGAGTATAGACCAACAAGGAATTCAGAGGTACACAACCAAAGGAAAGAAAAAAGATTTTCCCATCTATAACAGTGCCGTAATAGATGACGATGGAAATAGAGTTTCAGACTTCATTCCTATTCAATATCTTGCTGCCACTTCTACAATTAAAGATGATAATGGAGTGTATAAGAATTCCCAGTATGATGTGTACTCAAAAAGTCAAAAGAAACCTGTTTATATCTTTGATCCTAGAAAACATGAAGTTGCTCTTCAAAAAAGACGTTCTCTGTTTTCTAATTTAAGTATGGGAATAAGATTTGAGATGGAAGTTCTTGGCCAGACTACATATGGAGTTGGTGACATAATCACTGCTAACATCACAGCAAAAGCAAAAGTCGATACCGAAGATGACGATAACGCAGATAAATTTCTCAGGGGTCAGTTTCTCGTTGAAACTATTCATCACATTTTCAATCAAGGCAGTAAAGAACATAAGATGTATGTAACCATTGCCAAAGACAGCGTTGAAAAGGAACATGAGCCTGCTAATCATGTAGAAATCAAACCTATACAGGATGGTAAAATATATTCTGATCAACATTTTTATGGAGATTTGCCTGGTTATGATGAAAGAACCTCATCCAACTTTAACGTAGTTAAGTCACAACAAAGTTTCCAAAAACGATCAATAGCACTTAACCGAAAATAATTTTAACCAGAAAGGAGATATTAACTCAAAACATCATGGCAAAGAAACCCTCTAACCAATATCATAAAAAAAAGGAAGAGAAAATGTCTAAAGCTAAAAACAGAATCAAGAAGATGCAATCCTTTCAAACGCAAGAGAGAAGAGTTGAACCAATTTCTGAGGATCATAAATATATGATAGCACTGATGCGACAACAAGAGTTAATAGGACGGAAGAATGAAAACATTCCACGAATTACAAGAGGGTCTACAAGACCCCAATATATTTAAAGCTTTCTTTCTAGCTGGTGGTCCCGGCAGCGGTAAATCATTCGTTGTCGGGAAAACCACTGGTGGAACTGGATTACGCATAGTCAATTCTGATGACGTTTTTGAGAAGTATCTCGATGATGCTGGTTTTGATCAGGACATGCGAACTGCAAAGGCAGAGCGTGAAGCAGACGCCCGTGAAGTACTGCGAAAGAAAGCTAAGGACGTAACCAAGTCACGCCAAGACAATTATCTTAAAGGACGTATCGGACTTATCATTGATGGCACTGGTAAGGATTATGATAAGATTGTAAAACAGTCAATCCAACTTAAACAGTTGGGTTACGATACACATATGATATTTGTCAACACCTCTATTGATGTTGCACTTGAACGTAATGCAAAGCGCAAACGTAGTGTTCACGATTCGGTTGCAACCAAGTCATGGAAACAGGTGCAGAGTAACATGGGTAAGTTCAGCCAGCATTTTAGAGGTAACATGGTCATCGTAGATAATAACGATATAAAAGAAGATGACGGTACGCTCTTTAATGATGTGTTAAAACAGGTCAGGGTTCTAGCTAGGAAAAAGGTGAAAAATTCCATAGCAAAGGCATGGATTGAAAATCAGATGCAACTTCGAGGTATCACCAAAGCACCATCTGGCAGAAATATTGGTAAAGCTGGTGGGCAGGGTTCTGGTCGTGTCACAATGCCGGGTTCTGCTGGATTCAAAACAAAAATGGGTAGAAAAAGACCTAAAACTGGTAGATACGCAAAAAAATAACTTGACAAACCTCTCTCAGCCTGTTATAATATAAATATGATGAAGAGAGATTTACATTTTGTTGGGTTTCGGGGTGAGGAGTTTCACTCTGCCGTTAAGGTCTTCGGCAAGCCCGACTTCTTTCACAGGGTCTTCGATGACCGTGTGAGATTCGGTGGTGAGGTTGGTGATGACGATATCATTATCTTTGCCAATGGTGCCGACAAGAGGCACACAAAGTTCGCTTTCAACGATAGTGCGGTGTTCTAAGATGATGATAAAACTTACAGGTAAGACGAACCACGGCAAGAACCGTATTCGTGAGCATGGTGATCTCTGGGAAGTCCTAGAGTTGCCTACAGGTGTGATAAAAATG